TGCCGGTTACAGTTTCCATTGTACCTTTTGATTGATCAAACAATGATGTACCTTCTTCAGCATAACCTGATGCATAAAAAGCATCGTATAATGAACGGCTTTCAAATGCTGTTCTACCAGTATTTGTTGCTGCATTTTGATATGCACCATTAGGTGATGTGTGAGTTCCATAAGGAGCTGATTCAACTCTAACGCTTGCTTTTGGATTGATGTAATATAATTTACCAATTGGCAGGTTCAATGCCTGTACAGACACGATATCATTTGCCAATAATTTTGCGAAAACCCTACGGATTACAGGAAAAGCAACGGTTTCAAATTGTCCACTTGATGTAGCATCAGTTGACTCATTAAGCATGTATGACAACTGATTTTCAAAAAGTTGTGCACAGTTTTCTTTTACGTTACCATCCAATCCTTCCAACAAACCGATTTTTTCCCAACGGTTCGTTGTTATTTCTCTTTGTTCACGAAGTTGTTTTAATCCAATATTTCCAACTTCGGCACTTTCCATTAAAAATCCCATTTTTTTAAATTTTAAATTTTATTTAATTATTTTTTTGCCTCTATTTTCAGCATATTCAATAAGTTTTTTCATTCTTTTGATATGAATATTATCTGCGTAAGCTGTTTTTTCAACCACTTCGTCAAGTTTTTGTTTTGAAGATGGTTGTATTGAGGCGGATACTTTATCTTCAATATTTTCAGTTAAAGTTTTTTTGCTTTCTTTCATTTCTGTTAAGAAAGTTTTATACTTTTTCTGTGACTCAGCGATACTATCAACTTTTTTAAATTCGTTGATAATTTTATGTTTATCTTCTTGTGTTAATGCCAATTCTTCATTTACCAATAAATTATTAACGTGTGATAAATTGGTATTGAATATTGCCATTTCTTTCAATTGATTACGATATTTATCGAGTGCGGTTTTATAGCTTTCCATTAAAGTCGTAACAGATTTTTTGAATTCTTTTGTTTCGTTTACTTTTTTTGTTAATTTTTTATTTTCTTCAAGCAACGTATCAAATTTTTTCTTTGATTCTCTTACGTATTCAGGTGATTGGTCTAATTCACCCTGACTTAGATGTTCAGGAGATGGATTATGTCTGCCAGTAACTTTTCTTCTTTCAGCATAAGTAACTCCATGAGCTTCTTCAACAGGTTGATCAACTTTTCCGCCTAAAACAGCTTCAATATCGGCATTGGTAATCGGTCCTTCTTCATCAACAGATTTTTCATCGATTAATGCACTATCATAATTGCCTTGATGCATTTTATCGAGCGGAAAATTACCCTGATGCATTTCATCAACAGGTTTTTCGTCAATTAATTTGCTATCATAATCACCTTGATGCATTTTATCGAGCGGAAAATTACCCTGATGCATTTCATCAACAGGCTCTTCCTGACTCATACCATTAATCATTTCATCAAGTTTGTTTCTCATATTAACGAGTTCGTTAAAAGCAATACCACGTGTACCTTTCTTCATATATGATGGAGATGATGGTACTGTAACATCAGTTAATCTTTCATCAAGATTTTCCATATTGGTAATTTCTTTTTCGATTTCGTCCATGGTAACAAATTGATCTTCATCTTCTGCACCTTCCAATGCTGAACCAACACTACTAACATCGAGTTCTGTTATATCAAATTCTTCGGTTTGAAGTGATTTTTTTGGTTTTTCCGCAAAGGGCTTGCCTTCACCAGCGGTTTCTTCAACTTTTTGAGCTTTTTTTGCTTTTTCTTTGAACGGATCACCACTACCAACAGTATCAGTGATTTTTACGTCTTCTTCAACTTTTTCCACTTCTTTTGCTTTTTCATTAAAGGGTTTACCTTCTCCAGCAGTTTCATCTACGACCTTTTTGGTCTCTTTTGTTTGATTCTTCATAACAGATGTTTTATTTAATTCAGGATCATCTAATTCCTTAGATTCTTTTGCTTCGTCAATTTTTTTATATGACTCTTTTACCGTTTTTTTATTTTTATTTTGTAATTCTTCTTTTAAAAGATTATTAAATTTTTCGGGAAATTCTTCAGCCAATTTTTTCTTAGCATTAGCTTCCGCAGCTTCCACAATTGCGTTATGATCAATTAACGCATCTTTAATTATTGATGATTTTTTATCTTCCATTTTTCAAAACTGTCTTCTAATACTATAATTTTTATATAAATACATTCTTATTACAAAAAAGTATGTTTTTTTATGAAAATCTTGTTTTCATTGTACATATTTTCAATTATTTTATAATAAAAATTTATCAAGAGCACCAATTATTTTTTTATCTTCTTCTTTCAAATATAAACCATTCTTATTTTTAACATACGTTTCGCCAAAACTTCCTATGCCTTGTTTTTCGGGAAAAAGAAATGCACCGGGTGTGCTTGGTGTAGCAACTAAATCAAATGCAATTAATTCAAAGTCATTCTGTACTAAATGTTCACCACTAATTTCTTTAAGCGTACCAACACCACGTGATGAAATTCCCAATCTTATTTTATTTTGTAAATAAAGAATGATTTTATCACCAATAACAGAAACAACACCATATCTAATATAACCCGGAGATACAACAATTTTTATTTGACCAAACAACACATTTTCCTGTTCACCCTTTCCCCACCACATTTTTGTTATCATATGGGAAATATTCTGAAGAGAAACAATAGATGAATCTGGGTGATCTGCTTCACTTACAGCACTATTACTATCAATTAATTGTCGGTATATTTCGACTTGTGGTATTAAAACATCTTTTGGATAGATACGCCCATTTTTATTCTTAACCCCCCATTTCTGTAAAATACAATTGATTAGAACTGGTTCATTTGGTTTTAATTCAAAATTCTCATTTAGAATATCTTTATTAAGATCAGATGTTATCAATCCTGCGTCCGATTCTATCAAAATTCCAAATCCAATTTCACCTGCTTGTAATATCTTACTCATATTAAAATCTTTCTATATAAATAGTTTTAAATATTGTTTAAGAAGATTAAGTTTCTTTTTTATTTTATTACTTTATAATAAATAGTTCAGATAATTCAATTGAACAGAATATGTTTTACATTTTTTATTAATAGGTATTTATGTAAAAAATCGAAATAATGGCAGATAATAATATATCACTTATCGATCCTAATAATTTAGCGAATAACAGTAATAACATTCCGACCATTGTAAATGGAATTCCGCAATATCAGGATATGCATATTTTTGTTGAATTAACCGCCATTCGAAAAGGAAGAACAGTATTAGAAGTCGCAAGTGAAAATGGTAGTGCCAATATTATAAAAACAGGATTAGAAGAAACTACAACCATTAATTTTTTAGGTATTGATCAAAACAAAGACAATGATAACCCCAATTATTTAAAATTCACAACGAATTATTATGATGGTAGTACTGGCAATAATATACAATATGAAAGTTTTGGTATCAGTAATATTAAAATAACAATTAATTCATCCTTCATTCCTCAAATTCATATACAATTTGTTGATTTAAGGGGTTTATCATTTTTTAATCAAGAAAATTCACCCTATAGAATATTATTTGATTTCCCACCGCCAATATTTTGTTTAACGATAAAAGGATATTACGGAAAAGCATTAAAATATCAATTACATTTAGTTAAATATACATCAGAATTTATTGCCACAAATGGTAATTTTAATATTGATGCACAATTTGTTGCACTTACATACGCACCCCTATCAGATGTTTTATTCAGATACATTATTAATTTTCCATTGATCAATAATCCAATATCACTTGCCCCAACACCCAACAAACCGCCAAATAACACATATGAATTAATATTAAAATTAAAAAATTTATACTCAGAAGTAACCGAAAAACTTAAAACCGATTCTGATTCTAAACAATATGATGATACAATAACCCTACTTTCTAAAAATGCAATGGCAATATCACAATTATCTGAGTTTTCAAGTGCATTAAACGCATTAAGTAATAATGATCAATCATATCTAATAATAAGAGATATTACACGGTCATTTGAATGTATTATATATGATCCATTAATTGAAGCAAATGAAACTGACATAATAACACCAATAACCACTTTATTGGATTATAATGAAATAATTAAAAACTATTCAACAAAAGCAATTTCAACAAACATAAAAAAAAGACTTTATATTGTATATATTGCAGGTGAAGCAGAAACAGCACCCTATCCTTATGTATACAACGAAGGTAAAACCGAAATGCTTTATAATACGTTAAATACATTTAAAACTAATTTATTAAATTCCGTCAATGAAAATAATAAAATAACAACAGCAAGCGGTAATATAGATTTACCCAAAAGTTTCGATAATTCATATAATATTTATACAAACAAAAATAGCACACCATCAACAAAATATATTGGTATTGATATTACTGATTTTTATTGGAAATTATATAAAGAAAAAATTGAGTTGAAAGAAACACTAATAAGTCTTACTAAATCAATTAATAAAAAAATTAATAATGCGATAACGACAAATCTTGGTATGATGCCAAGTATTTATAATGTTTTTAAAATAATCTTAGATGATGTTGACACCTTTTTTAGAATAATAAGAAAAACAGCAGAAGAAGCCGAAAATAATCATCATAATCTTGATGATTATAAAAAAATTATATTAAGTTCTCAATATGGTGATGTTGCTAATGACAAAATATATGCATTCCCACTAATATATACAAAACAACCAGTTTCCGGTGGGGAAAGAGAAATAAGAATTGCACCAACTGAAATAAGTAAAAAATTACCAAAAGCATTTCCTGAAATTAAATTAGTTGAGGATTTTATTACCACATTTTTTAAACAAGAAAGGTTTAATGTACAATATAACATGAAAAATGATGTAAATGAAGAGGGGAGATATAAATGGATACCAATTTCGCCAATTGATTCAAAACTTGCATCTACAACCACATATAGTCCATATATTAATATTGATATGTTCAATACCGATGGTAATAATTCATTGGTACAAATACTTCAAATTGTGTTAGATAGATTTTATGTATTAACTCAAAATTCATTGCCATCAAGTTTTTATGGTGATAATAAAAAAACAATTGAATCATATGTTAATTTTTATTCAGAAGCAGAAGCAATTAATTTAATAGCATCAATTACAAGTTCAAAACTTAGTAAATTATTATTTAATTTTGCTAATTATTATCAAAAAAACATAGATGGAGAAAATGGATTTTATGACTATCTGGAAAAGCATCTTCCAACTTATTATGATTTTGATAATAAAACAAATATATTAGTATCTGGTGGAAAATATGCATACGTTGATAAAAAAAATAATGAATATGTTGGATTTTCAATACCCAATGACGATATTTCTGAACAAACCATAAGTGACAATTCGGACAATCCAATTGATAAATTTTACACAGACCTTACAAAAAAAACATTTTTAAATTCAATTTTACATATCAAAATAACTGAAGCATCATATGGTTTAACAAAAGAAAATGTATATTATATTAAAGATGAGTTAACAGACAATAAACTTCAAACCAGTAGTGGTATTATTAGTGTTAAAACAAGATTTTTAGATCATGGTGGTTTTACAATCTATCCCTCTGACACAAACGTTATTTATTATCCGGATCAGGGACGTGGGGGCGGTCTTCGTTCAGTAAATAAAATTGAAACAATTAATAAATTATCTGAATCTGGTAACACATATTTTAACACAAACGTAAAAAACATCGGGTTAAACGCAATGCTTAAAACGAATGGATTAGATAAATTATCATTTAATAATATTATAGACACATGGGTAAATGAATTATATTTGCATGATGATGAAATAAAAAACGAAATAATTGATATACAAGATGTTAGATTAAGTGCATTATTGTATTTATCGAATTTCGGAAATACATTAGGTCCTTTTAATAATTACCCCAAAAAATTAAATCAGTTAATATTTAGTGTTCCGGCAGCAATCAGCGTTCCAACATATTTATCCGCATATATTGGTGCATTGGTTGATGCCAAAAATGATGGTTTTTATGATAAAATATATAATTTTTTTGTTAATGGTTCGGGGAAAACTATAAATAATTCCGGTCTTTATATTTTTGCTGATATTGCTGATATTGAAAATTGTCTATCTCTTGAAGATAAAAAATTATTTAAATATGCATATACTTCATTTATAAATGATCAATTTGGTGATATTTCATCAGAAGTACAAAAACTATATGATGCCGTAAAGAAAAAAATGTCTGATGAAAATGTTGATAAAATAACCGCATATAATTATTTTTTAAATCCAGATGATGGAAAATTTTTTCCTACAATAATACAACCATTAATTACAAGAACAAGTATTATAAATTTTAGCGAAATAACGTTTAAAAGAGACATAAATCAAATAAATTATATATCATTAAAAGATTTAAATACCGGAACTACCGATACGAAAAATATCAATAATACATACTTTAAAAATTTTTTATCAAAATTAACAAAAGAAATTACGGCGAATGAAAAAAAATTAAAAGAAGAAGAAGAAGCGAATAATAAATTAAAGGGCGATAAAGATATTATAATACAAACGTATTATTCATTTAAAAATATTAATGATAAATGGGTTTCTAATCCAATAAATTTTAAACCTCAAGGATATCCATTTAATGGCGAAAATAAAAACTTAATTGATTCATTTGCTTTTGTTGACAGAGCCATGAATCCAATTGGTGATACAATGATAAATGCCGAATTACTAATACAATTATTTGAAGACCCAAACATTAGTGTATTTAGTGTTTTATCACAATTATTATCCTTAAATGGATTTGAATTCTTTCCATTACAAAATTTTATGTCATATACTAATGAATCATGGGAAGATTCATTTAAAATCGATACTACTGTTGATGCAAATTCAAATCCTGTATTTGTTTGTATGTTTATTGGTGGTGCATCAAGTTATCCAACAGGAATTGGCAATGGTTTCTCTAATGATGGAATTATAAGTTTAGATACAACAACATCAACTGAATTTAAAACAATACCGCCCAATCTTAATGCTGATTCTGAGGATTATAAACAAGAACATAAGTTTCCCGAATTTCCTTGGAGACAAGTAAGAGCATTTAGAGTAAAATTTGGAGAACAAAATCAATCAATGTTTACGGATATTAAAATAGATAGCAAGGAATATCCCGAAACAAATGAATCAATACAAATACTTTCAAGATTAGCGGGAGATAATAAACTAAATGCACCAGTACCAAAAGGTCAAAATTTATATAATTTATATGAAAATAGGGCATATAGAGCAACGATAACTACAATGGGAAACGCAATGATCCAACCAACACAATATTTTCAATTAGAAAATGTTCCAATATTTAACGGTGCGTATATAATATTAACGGTTGAACATAATATTGAACCAAATAGAATGATGACAAATTTTTCTGGTGTAAAAATATTAAGATATCCAGTTCCGAGAGTAACAAGTCCAATGGCAATCATGGGATTTGGTGGTGGTGATTCAGAATATACAAATACCGCCGATATGTCTTCAAATGAAAATGTAAAAGGAACACATGCTACTGTAATATCACAAGCAAGAGTAGATGAACTAAAATCTGTTTTTGGTATTGATGTTTCGCATCATCAAGAAGTTATCGATTGGAATACGATAATTAATAACCCAGACCCCAATGAAGCAAAGGTTAAATTTGCTTTTATAAAACTTACTCAAGGAACTAATATTATTGATCCCAAAGCAAAAACAAATGCTGTTAATGCAAAAAACGCTGGTTTAAAAATTACTTATTATCATTTTGGAGAACCCTATACTGGTCAAGATGTTGTTAATAATGCACAAGAACAAGCAAGTTATTTTATCAACACAATTGCAACTAAAAATTTACCAGAACCAGATTTTCCACTTATATTAGATTTTGAAAATAATGATAGTGCCCACACATCATGGTCAATAAATAAAACCAATAACGATTTATGGATTAATACGTTCATTGCTGAATTAAAAAAATCTAACTATAATACCATTCTTTATGCTAATAAGAGTATTATTGAAGAAAAAACTAATAATAATTTTGGTGATGTACCGTTATGGTTTGCATATCCAATAGAAACACCAAATAGTCCAGAAATGACAAATCCAATAAATCCACCAAGCGGATGGAAAGATTGGATTGCATGGCAATTTAGTTGGCAGGGAAGACCTTATGGGCATTCAATTAATACCGATTTAAATGTAATGAAAGAAGATTATTTTAATTCACCTAAATTAACATAATAAAAGCAAAAAACGCAGAGCATCTTGGCTTGCGTTTTTCGATTCCCTTCCTCCAAATGGTAGAATGAACTTAATATGAATTTATTATTATAATAAATCTTTTTTTAGTTCATGTAAATTTATAATGTCATCATCAATGTTTTGGAGATCAGATGACATTTCATTTATTTTTTGAACTGCTTTTGTGACATTTTCTTTAACAGAATCTTTATTAAGATTTTCTAATATTTTAAGGCATTCTGTTTTATAATTTTCAAGAAGATTTTGTTTTTCCTCATTGTTTGAACTTACGAGTTTTTGAAATAATTCCTTATCATCATCATCTAATAATTCATATTTTTTATTAAATTTGTTAACCGCTATTTCAACAACACCCTCATTTATTAAATTTGTTGTTTCAATCGCTGTTTTTTTCGGTTCTTTAATATGATTTAAAACAAAAATAAACGATTCATGTATTTTATCAATATCAACATCATCATAATCCTTTAATGATTCTTCAACTAAGCTATTAATCGCATTATATAAACCAACCCTTTTATCATCAAAATGAACATCATCATCGATAATAAATGAATTTAATTTTTCATGTTCTTTATTAAGTTCATTAATTGTATAAACTTCAAACAACTTAATGTTATTATCAATATAACGAGTTGCGATTAAATCATTTTCAATATGTTTATTTTCAAGATTATTAAATATCTTGAATTCCAATTGTAATATTGGTGAATTTTTTATAACGTCAAAAAAACAGGAAATTAATTTTTTTGATTCTTCAATTAATTCATTCTTAAAATAAGAACTTTTTAATTTATTAGAAATAATTAAATTAGCAATACCAACATTAATGTTTTTCATATTTGATATGATTTAATTTATCATAAATACTATAATTAACTATAAACGATTAACTTCCATTTCATTTTTAATTTTCATTTAAATCAATTTCATCAAGTGATTCAAAATCAATATTTTCTGCTTCATTTATTTTGTATTGTGAATTTAACGCATCGCTTCCCTTCAATAATTGATCAATTTCATCAACCATCTTTTGAGCATTTTTATTTAAATTTTCATTAATTTGATTATTTTCCTTGATTATTTTTTTATGCTTTGTTTCCTTTTTCTTTTCAGGTTCTGGTTCTGAATCATCACCAAAAATCATTTTTTCTACATAAGTACCAAATTCTTTTTCATTTAGATGTTTGCGTTCTTCTGTCATTGGTGCTAATTCAGCTCCCCCACCCATTGGTGGCATTGGTGCTCCCCCACCCATTGGCGGTGCTGGTGCTCCACCCGGTGGTGGTAATCCAGCTCCCCCACCCATTGGTGGTGCTGGTGCTCCACCCGGTTCAGTAGTACCACTTTCTGCTGAAGGCAACATTCCTTCAACCGGTTCTCCGTATCTTTTATCAATATCAGCAAATAAACCGGATTTTTTAATTGTAACGGGTGCATCTTGTAATTCTTGCATAACAACTTTTTCCATTTTTTGTTGTTTCAAATCATCAACAATTTCCCTATCGCTCATATTAAATACTGTTCTCTTTGCATTAGTATGTGACATTGCAGCGATACCGGCTTCTGCACGAGTTAGATCAGCATAAGTTTGTGCTTTATCACGCATTAATTCAGATTTTAATAATTCAGATTGCGTGCTTGGATTTGTGAGCGTTAATGTAAAATTACTTAAATCATCACCAGAATAACCCAATAAATACAAATGTATAATTGCCATTTTATTCAATTCCTGAATCATGGCTTGTTGAATACGATTTACTTTCTTTGAGAATCGTATGTCATATTGTGCCATATTTTTTCCAGCACCGGCAGCATCTTGAAAACTTAAAAATGGCTTTGGAATACCTAATCCGGTAAATAAATTATCCCTAAGATACTCTATATCAGCAATATCATTAAGGTTCGATGCTCCAGCTAACGTTTCAATTCCAGTTTGTGTGTTTGCGTTTCTTACTGGCAAAAAATAATCTTCGTCATTACCCATAATATTAAAACGATAATCAATTTGACCATCAGTTGGTGCTACTTGTGCTATTTTTTTAAATTTGGTTGCTACTTTATAGATATATTCTTCAATATCTTCTTCATCAATATTTCCAACATCAATTTTAAATACTTTTTTCTCACCGGCACGAATAATACGATATGTTAACATCGCATCCTCTGCCATTATTAATTGTCTAAAAACTCTACGAACCTTATTTAAAATACTATTTCCATAGGGAAGGAACTTGTCGTCTCCCAATAATCTAAAATGTGCAATTTCAAATACATTAAATTCATCACCCGTCATTCTTTCTTTGAATTTAACAAGCGGTTTACCGTTTTGTATTCTTTCAAATCTTTCAATTTCATAATTAACCAGTTGTTTTACATGCGTAATACCTTTTTTTCTTTCACCATAAAGAAGAGTGAAATTATCCCCATATTTAACCGTGTTCCTTGTCCAAAATGGTAAGTTAACATTAACATTAATATTATCATAAAAAAATTCTTCCAACATTGTTTTTATTCTTTCTTTATTAGAATAAATATTTAACATTTTACCATTCAAACCTATTGTTGTGGCTTCTTCCATAAATAAATCCAATGCACTGCTGATTATTGGATAATATTCCATTCCTTCATAATCTATGTATGCTGGTAATCTGGCTGCCTCATATTGGAGTGCTTTTTGAAAACCCCTATCCGTTGTTCTAAAGAATTTATTTTGAAGGTCTTTTTTTTGTTCTATCTCAAGTCCCTTTTTATAAATTTCATCCGGGGTATTTCCTTTAATAATAATCTTTGATTGTTTTGCAGGAGTACTTTGTGATATAGCTGGCTGAACATCCTGAAAACCAAATCCGTCAAGATTTAATAATTTATTGAGTTGTTGATATATTGTTCCTTTATTTTCTTGCTCTGCCATTTTTATAGTTTTTTATAATTTATTATAAATACTTCATTTTTTCCGAAAAGTCATTTAGATATAAATACATCTCACATCTTCTTTTTTTTATCTAATCCCCCAAATAACCAAGAATGTGAAATATATGGATTTAATGGTGATACACTATTTGGTGAAATCATTGGTTGATTTTTAAAACCTTTATTTTTTTCAATTTCCTTAATATCATTTACTGTTATTATCGCATTCAACATTTTTTCAGTAATACCCCTATTTTGTTTAAATCTCGCCATATCAAAATTTAATACATATAATCCAATTGATAATCCCATAATAGAATCATCATGAAATGAACGTTTATGATCAGCAACACGGTTACCGGGTATGGTTACAAATGTTTTTAGTTCATTTAATAATCTGATCGATCTTATAATAACATCTTCCAAATATACTGCTCGTTGTAACTCAAGAAGAACAGAAGCACGATTATTACCAATAAAAAATCCCGGTATAAGATCAACATTCATTATTGCACCATCCGACATTGCTTTTTGTCCCTTTTTAATATAACCCTGTAATCTATCTCTTGATGGTTTATGCGTTACTTCAGCATAATGAACATTATTATAACCAGATTCCAATAATTTTTCAACACACTGAACACCATAACCACCCGTGATATCTACAACACAATATGCATCATTATATCTTCTTCCAAATTGATAAGCAATTTCAGCAAGCATTTGTGGTGTTACTTTGCCATAATATTCAGCAACCTGTTCAACCTTATGTCTTTTTATTTTAACTTTTTTCGTTTTTTCGTTTTTTATAATAACTTTTTCTTCAATAATTTCAATTGTTTTAACTATATTAACACTTGAATTATCTTCACCATGACCCGGTGATGCATCAAGCGACATAATATAATCTTCACCGGGTTTTGGGTCTTCCCAAATCCACATATTGTTATCTATATATTCTTGACGAATCGGAGTTTTAATTTCATTTTCTTCAATACGTTTTAAATGTTCTTCAGCAATAAAATTATCTCCAGACCCGACAAAAGAACATAAAAGTTCCTGCGCTACTTTACGTAAATCTCCATTTGCATTTTTTATTTGATCTTCAAACCACGGCGAACTGGCTTCCCAGCCATCATCCATTAGTTGAATTCTTTTTCTATTATCCCAATTTTCATCAATTAACTTAATTTCATTTTGTTTGTTTTTATTTTTTAACCAAACCAAATCTTTATTATATCTTGGATCATTAAACCACCAAAGTTCCATTGCCACAAAATTATTTTCTGATGGTATTGCTCTTGCGCCCATAAATGTTTTATAGAAAATCGGATCAATTCCCGATGGCGTTGACACCATGATTGCAGCACCACCTGTTTGCAATGTTGGTTGTGCAGATGTCCAAAATTTATCGGCTTTTTCCGTCCATGCAGTTTCATCCCAAAATAATAATGTTGGTGTATAACCACGAAGACCCTTTGATGAAAATGCGCCTAATTTTGAATAATTATCGTATTCTTTTAATTTTTGTGTGTCTTTTAAATTTTTTTCTGCATTTCTACCAGTTTTAGGTCTAAGCCATACAGGACAACTTTCAATAAATTCAACAACATCATTCATTAATTCATCACGTGCCGTTTCCAATTTATCAGCAACTATTGCAACCTGTCTATTTTGATTAAACATAACGTACCATGCAATAAAAGCACATACAGTTGTTGAAACACCCGCTTGACGATACTTGTTTGCAATAACAAATCTATTATTTAAACAAGCATCAATCAAATCTTTCTGAAAACTAAATAATTTAAATTGTATGATAAGACCACCCTTTCCTTGTGTTTGATCGAAAATTGTTAAATATGTTTCAATAAAATAAATTGGATTCGTTGCACAACGGATTATTTCATGTTCTTGTTCTATTACGGTTAATTCACCTGCTTTTTTTAAGTTACCATCCTTAGTAACAATAATTGATTCAAGCTTACTTGTCTTTTTTCTAAGCTCTTTCGCTTTTTTTCTGAGTTCTTCTTTTTCTCTTTCTTTTTGTATATCAATTGGAACAACTGGAATGTGTTCAGGTGTCATGTCTTCCAGATTTTCACGTTTTTCCTTTTCCTTCTCTTCGTCAGATAAATATCTTCTCATTTATAAAAAATATTTAAAATCTTATTGATGATATTTCAACAAATTCATTATTCTTTAATATTATTTTTCGTGTATCTAATAAATCTTTAACACGAGTCAACGTCATGCCATAATGAAACACCAATAATGGTAAATCACAATCATCATCATTATTATTTTCAAACATTTTATCATAATCGCTTATTTTATTATTATCAATATCGGTATTATCAATATTTTCATATGCTAATGCATGAATTGTATAATATCCATGCATATATGGTCTATCAACCGCTTCATGTAAACAAAATAAATTAAATGAGTTTGTTTTCAAATTAAAAATTGCATCAACATAATCTTCAGTTGGTGGTATAGCATTATCACAAGCCGGGGACATATCCCAACACCATCCTTCAACATCAATGTTTGTTTCATCATGTGAAAAAATAAATTCATAAATTCCCTCACCCTTTGAATTATATCCAATTTTTAAAACAAAAATAAGTTTTAAATCAATTTCATTATATTTCATTGTATTGATTTTTTTATAAATACTAACGATAAAAAAAGCCATAATAAATATGGCTTTTAAAATTTTTATTCAGTTGGTAATTAAATTATTTGGTTCTTTTTTTCAATATTGTTGATTCATACAATTTGAATTGTTCTGCAATCATAGCATCGAGTTTTTTCAATGTATTTGACTTTTTATTTTCATTAAGACTTGGTTTTTTTAAACCGCTAAGTTCTTCAAGTCTATTATGAATATATTTTCTAACCCTTTTTTCGGATTCATTCATTGCAATATTAACCGTTTTATCCGGTTGAACTGTAATATCAACACCAGTAGTTGGAGCACCATCTGGTTTAATCATACCAACACCAAGATTTTGAGCTGGGGGTGCAAAAGTAATATCCTTTTTATCATCACCCTTATCATTGTTTTCAATTTCTCCGCTCTCAATTTCTGGTTCATCATCTTCTTTTAACATGTTCGGCTGAACTTCCACATTGCCAGCATCAACAACACCCTCTGCAGCATATTTGAATTTACCTAAATTTGCAGCACCACCTGCACCAAGTTGATTTTGAATTGTTGCTAAAATACTTTTAACATTTATTGGTTGTTGACCCGCTTTTGTTAATGTATTATTTAAATTTGCAATTTGTTTACCCAATGTAGCAGCATCGGTTTCAACTTTTTTAACAGCAGGATTTATTTCGCCTTTATAATATGTTTGTTTAACATTTTGTGCTGCTTGACCAATTGCTTGTCCAGCACTCTTAACAGCACCACCAACAGCTTGAGCACCTTGTTTAACACCACCCCAAGCACCCTTTGCCAATGAACCCAAACCACCCCAAAGTTCATTAATTTGTGCTAATTTATCTTCTTCGGTTGTTTCATTTAATTCATTTGTATATGGGGTTAATTTTTCGGCATATTCATCATGACCATAATCACCCTTTAATTTTTCAAGCATTTCAGGAGTAACAAGTAATGCTACCATTTTGAAATCGCCATCATTCTGACCATCATTATGTGCATTTGCATAACCACTAATAACACTTGCTTTTTCTTCATCGCCACATTCCATAAATGCTTCGGGGTTACCATATCCTCTTGATTCTGCATATTGTGGAAATCCACCGCATTCGGCACAAACATCTTCTTCAACACCATCTCCGACAGGTTCTTGTTCTACACTTGATCCTAAATCTTCAATTTCTTCAGGTTTGGTTATTTTGATTAATCTATCTGCCATTTCTTTTCTTTCTTCAATTTCAAGTTCCGGTAATTTATCTTTAAATGCAGATATAAATGAATTAATATATGATTTGGTTTGCGATGGTTCTAATTCAGTTTTTCTTATTACATTGGTTATTTTACCAAGACTTTTTTCAAGTTCCTTTACTGTTAAACCTTTATCTTCTTCACCACCTTCAGGTGCTGGTTCTTCGGCAGGAACTTCAGGTATTTCTTCACCACCTTCAGGTTCATCAGTAGGCACTTCAGGCATTTCTTCACCACCTTCAGGTGCTGGTTCTTCGGCAGGAACACCTTCACCACCTTCAGGTGCTGGTTCTTCAGCAGGAACACCTTCACCACCTTCAGGTTCATCAGTAGGCACTTCAGGCATTTCTTCACCACCTTCAGGTGCTGGTTCATTAACCGGAACTTCAGTAGCATCGGTTGCAGCATCTAAATCGCCAACTTTACTTGCTGCCATTTCAATTTCATCACCCGCTTTATCTTCATTTAATCTTTTTTTACCCGTAACTTTATTACCCGTTTTACTTTGTTTTAATGAGACCGCTTCGTTAATAGTATGAAATATCATATTTCTTTGTTTATCAGCTTCTGATAATTTACCATATTGATATTCGGTAATATTAGCCAATCCACCAATATAAGCAAAATCGGCAACATCAGGATTTTCTTTTGTACCGGCTTTTTTTATGTAATAATTATGGTTTTCTTTAACAATACCATATGCTATACCATCTGCTGCCCTTTTATAATCAATTAAAGTACCTAATGTACGTGATTCTTTTATCGGTTTTTTATTTACTTCTGCTAATTCTTGAAGTCTTTGATAGTATGCTTTTTCGGATACCTTTTTTCTCATTTGAATATTTTTTTATTTTATCTTATTTACGTCAAATATTTTTTTATAAATACTTATGTAATAGCAAAAAAATAGCATTTCTATATTATTTCATAATTTTCACCAACTATTTTGTGTTTAATAAGCATTTCTAAAATTTGCGGAGTTATTAATTTTTTTCTTTTATAATTTTCGATAATCATTAAATTTGTATTAATTTGTGAAACATTATTCTCATTCAAAAATTTTTTACATTTATACAAATCTTCAACAATTTGATAAAAAACCTTTTCGGCTTTTTTCTTTTTAATAAACTCTTTTAATTGATCCTCTGTTACTATAAATCTTTTCATGAAGTGAAATACTTTTAATATAAATACAATTATGCAAATTCGTTTAATGTCAATTCTTGTGTTAAATAATTATTTTTTAATTCTATTAATTTAGCAAGATAACCGGTATTTCTTAATATTTTAAAAACAAGATTTTCCACAGAATATTCACCACTATTACTAAGTCCCGTTTGTCTGTATTTTTTTATTTTATTTTTTAATAATTCATATTTCTTTAAAAAATCTTCTTCATTTTCATTTGTTTCCAAGTCATCAATTGCATTCATGAAATCAGCAGATTTTAATTGTACATCCCCTGTATTAATATTTACAATTTTTTTTGTTGGCTTTACCACCCATTCATCTTTAATTAAAGAATATGTGCCTGTTGCATAATGGGGTTCATCAACGTCCTGAAAATACACTTCAACATCACGACCTTTTACCTGAATTGAAAGTTTATCATTCCATAATAGTTTTTTTAATTTTAAAAATTCCCCAACAAAATCTTTATTTTCAGAAATTTGATTAAAATCAAAAATAGTATGTACATCTAAATCAGAATTTTCATTATAATTATAATTTGCCACACTTCCCGTCAGTATAATATCATTAAAATTAAGATTTTCTATACCAGAAAATTCAATAAATCTTTTTGCGTTCATTAATAACGCTTTTCTGACTTCTGTTTTCATTTTCCCATTTTCATCCCAAATAAAAGGACATAACGTATCATGCATTTCAATTGATGACACATCAACAACATCCGGATCAACTACTTCTTTTAAAACATCTGAAATATTATGCGTTTTCCAATATTTACCCGACCAAAAACGTGAATTTTTATTTATTTTTTGTGTTTCTTTAATCATAACCAATATTATCTATTCAGTTTCTGTTATTTCCATTTCCGGTTCATTTGATTTTGGATATAATTTATTTATAATTCCATCTATCGAATCAATAATAGTATAATAATTATTATCAAAAAGAAAATCCAATTTTCCTTTCAATAAATCAACTTTTTTTCTATAATCAGTTGATTGTTCTTCAC